ATCTCCACCCCAGCCATCCCATGCTTGACGGCCCTTGCCATAGTCGTCCCAGGTTGATCCCTGCTTATCGACTTCATGGCGGGTGAAGTAAGCGAGCATACGCTTGACTGTATCGGGAGATAGGCGCTTGCCTGCGATGAGGTCACGAGCGCGAGCGATGCCGACAGCGGTCATACCTCGCTGAGATGGTGGCTTGTCAGCGCGGCGCTTCAAGGCGCGCTCGGCAGCCTTACGAGCACCCTGTGGTGGCTTAAAGTTGATGTGGTCATACTTCTTTGGGGCAAGCTCCACAGCGTTGGCGCGCTTAATCTTTCGCATGACGCCTCCGCTGAATAGCAGCCTCTGCCAAAGAGCTGACATCACTGCGACCACGATTGCGATCAAAGCCGCCTCTGATATTCATGAGGCGGTCTAAAGCGTCACGTTGCGCCTCCTCGGGAAGATCACCCGCACCGAGGCGCTCACGGATTGCGCGCTCAAGCTCGTTGTCTGGCGTGAGCAAACCGCTTAGCACTAGATCAGGGATCATGGCTAAGCTGTCTGCGAGGTCATCAGTATCAAGCCCTGTGTGAGTCATGCGTGGTAGCTTTGACGCATCGATAGAGCCATAGTTGAAGCGCACGAGGCGCCCGATAGTCCCGCCACCTCTGCGGTCTACACCACTCACCGCGCTCGCCACGATGTCACATAGGTTGATGGCAGCGCGCCTAAACATGCTGAGGTGAACCTCACCCACCGAGCGTGAGCCTGTGTCAGTGATGCCCAAGTTGGCGAACTGAGCGAGGAAGGCTTGGCTGATCTGGTTGTCACATTCTCGGATTATATCGAGAGGGCCTTGCGCGTAAAGATTGGGCGCGGCCGCATACGTCTCGAAGCTGACAGCTGGCGTGTCAATGAGATAGCTCTGCTCAGCGCTGAGGAAGGCTTGCGCCTGCGCCTCTGCCTCATCGATCATCGCGTTGATGTCGGCATCTGTGAGGCCCTGTTGCTCAGCCACCGAGCGATCTACTTTGATCTTGGGCGCAGGAATAGCCCATCGATCAGTGCCTACACACATGAGGTTAGCGATGCGTTGCTTGGTACGCCACCACCACCACACAGGGCGCAGCATACCAGAGCCCTCAAAATTTGAGCCTGTGCGGTTGAGGGTGAGGAGGAGGAGCTTGTTGGCGGGGATAGGCTCAGGCACCTTGCCGATCCCTACCGTGTTCTGCAGCACCCCATCGAGGTGCTGATTGTCTCGGCTGAGCCAGCGCTGATGAGCTGATGGCTCTCGGTCTGCGTAGTGGTCGAGCCACACCTTGACCTTCCCATTCTCATCAAGACCTACCCTGTAGACCTCCTCAGCATAGCGATAGCCAAGAGGCACAAACTCAAGCAGGTAGCTGAGCTGTTCTTCCCATGAGAGGGAGGTCTGCCCTGCATACCCATCGAGCCCCCAAGCCTCATTAGCGAAGCGGGCAAGCTCGTTGCACATAGGGTCTGTATCGTCTGCGCTCTCCCACCGCCAAGTCGCGCTGAGCAATGTCTGCCTGAGCATGTGCCAAGAGCGTCTGACCACAGGGTCAGTGCGTAGCATATCCTCAGCCTCGGTCACCCAATTGAGCCCTGTCAGCTGTGGGTTGCGCTCATATCCTGTGAGCACACCGCCGCTCAGCTGAGTGCCGCTAATCCCCCTCACCGAGAAGCGAGGGTGAAGCGCGCGCATGTGGCGTGGTGCATCACCTGGCTCTGATTGATCGAGCTTTCTCATTTAGCCCTCGATGATTAAGGATAAATCCTCCATCAATCGTCAGCTTCTACATCACGTCAATCTGCAGTGTCATGCTTCTCAGAGGCTTTGTCAAGTGTAGGCCACTCGCCCTTTGCCTTAAACACGCTGAGGTCTAAAGGCTCTGTCTGCTCAACACAAAATGAAGCCGATGCAAGAAAGCGATGTTCGCCAATGGCTGGCATCATTCTCTTGCATCGGCTGCACCACCCATGCCCCATCAAAGACATTGAGAGAGATTGGTCGGTCATGACGCCTCCAGAGCACCGATCTAAATCAAGTGTTAATCAAGACCGACCATCTACTTAACACAGCGTTGATCACTTCTCTTTCAAGATTTCGATCATCGCCTCAATTTTATCAATGCGCTTCTCAAGTTGCTCGATGTGGTCAACGAGCTCCTTCTGCTCCTCTCGCTCTAGCTCAAAGCGAGTCGAGGTGAAGCGATAGAACATGTAGAGCAGGGCGATGGTCACGACTGCGACCAGGTTGTTGGGGTCAAGCGCCTTCTCGATTATGCTTGGAGGGATAGATGATGGGTCGGGCATTAGAAGCTCCTCGTGTTGGTCGAGATGCCAGCGCGCTTGGTGCGGTTAGGTCTTGCTCTTGGAGTATACCCACCGCGCGTCACCTCGTCTGCCCAATAGTGAAAGATGCAGTCATAGCGCAGAGCGTCCAATGGGTCTTCTCGACCGTCCTTCTTGGGTTGCTCCTTGTTGTTGTCCCAAGCGTAGCTCATCAACGCCTTCCTGATGCTGTTGCCTGTGGCGCGCTCGCCTCTGTTCCACACCTCCTCTGTGATCAGATAGCGCCCACGATTGAAGGCTCTCTTGAGCCTCTGCACCCCATTGAGGATGTCGGTTCTGACGGGATCAGTGGTGAAACGCATCGGGAGCCCTATGCCGCCTTGACCGATAGGTTTGGCAATCTCTCGGAAAGCGCTGCGCCCTGTCTGATCGTTGCGCGCCTTCCCCGCCTTATCCGCCACGCCCGCATCAAGCCAGATGCGCTCACCTGGCGCTTGATCCTTCAATGACCTAGGCCATGCTACCCTCAAGATCATCTCAGCGAGTTGGGCGATGGTGACCTCTTGCGGGTTGATCTCATGAGCGATGATGGTTGCCTCACGCTCCTCATCGTAGACCATGATGAGCACAGCGGGCTTGCGGAAACCCCAATCTATGGCGATGCGTGAGGTCATCTCTGGGCGATACTTGAAGCCCTTGATGATGTGCTTCTCTGTGCTGAACTCTTGGTAGACTAGTCCCGTAGGAGGCTTGGGCTTGTTGAGCACCATCGCCTCACGCTCATCATCGGGGAGCAGCTTGGTGGCCTCAAACCACGCCTCACTCAGATTGTTCTCGTTGACGTATGAGGTGAACATCAGAGGGTGACAGCCTGCGTCCTCTGCCATCTGCACCCACCATGCATCAGAGACAGGCAGGCCCACCAAGATGAGCGTAGGGTTAGGCCCTGAGCGCAGACGACCTAGCGCTTTGTGCGCGACCTCGGGACCGAGCGTCTGACATTCATCGATGAGGGCCACGCCGCTTGTGACGTTGATACCCTCAAGAGGGTTGTGACTCGCGTCTCGTGTGCCTGGGCGATAATATGAGCGACATAGGACTGATGAGCCTGTGTGGGTGTCAGTCCATTTATGCAGGGTGTGGTTATATGTCCAGCCGCGAGGCGCGAGCCACTTCTCGATCTCTGGCATGAGCACTGAGTTGTAGCGCGGTGTGGTGTCGGTCACGAGCAGAGAGGTGGTGCCAGGGCGCGTCTTGGCGATGAACCACAGGGCGAAGATCAGCGAGGAGGTCTTGCCCGACCCCCACCCACAGCGCGCGGCGATCACATGGTCTTTGCGCCTTATGCCTGTGATGACCTCACGCTGTAGGTCGTTGAGAATAAAAGGGCGCTCCTCATCACTCATTATGCCTCCCCTAGATAGTCTCTTAGGCGGTCGAGGTCGAGGGATAGGGCGTGAGACTTCTTGCCCTTGCGGTAGCCTCTCACCACCCCTGCATCGATGAGGTTAAGCACCTGATGCTGTATTGCATACTCGCTGACCTCATCGCTCGTGTAGTTGCGCGCGAGAGTCCTCAAAGGGAGGCGAACGCCAACAGGCCACTCAGCCAGCATCTTGATCGCCGCCTTCATGCTTGGGATCAGACCAACCCATGAGGAGAGCTCAACGAGATCATCAATCATTGAGCGTGGCTTGGTAGGCTTGATCTCCACCGAGGGCGCAGGCTTGCGAGGGAGGGCGCACACATCAAAGAACTTGCGCGGCTCAGTGTAGGAGCACATGGAGGCATCTAGACTGTCGAGGCTTCCCCACCTCATGGAGCCCATCGGTGAGTCTCGCCCGATGTCGCGCCCCCACACCAAAACCACATCAGACCACTCAGCCGCGTAGCTGATCGCCATCGATTGGAAGTTGACGCGATAGATACCCACCGCCACACACCACAGCGCATCAGCCTCATGAGCTGCGCGCTGTAGGTCAAAGAGGGCAGTCCCCATCTGATCGAGCACCTTGTGCATCACATCGGTGGGGTTCTCGCTAACCCCTGCGTGACGAGTCTTGATCTCAAGCGCGACCTCAACGTGACCCGAGCGCCGCGCCAAGACGAGATCACAATACTTGCCAGGATCGGGCCAAGCAGGGCGCCCCGCCTCAACAGGGTCGGAGCTGATGCGATAGTTTGCCCAGTCTGCGCTCTCGATCACCGAGAGGAGCATCCCCTGAAAGCGCTGATGTATTCGCACCGCGCCCGCTTCCATCTGCTCCTTGCTCCACCGTGAGGGTAAAGATGGGTGCTTGATCTTGAGGAGGTCTTGTGTCATATATCACCTTGCTCGGTTTGTGTTGTCGAGCACCTTGGCTGTGGTGGCCAGACTCACCCCACCTTATCAG